TGATCGATTTCCATGCCCAATTTCCCTCCGTATCGGTACCGCCCGCATCGCCGGTAACTGGTAACGGTACCTAAAGGTACCTGTTACCGCCGTTACCGCTCGACGCCTTGCCCCGTTTTCGTTACCGGTTCTGTTACCGGCATATGCTTTACCTATAGTTTTCAACAACTTCTGCGGTAACTTTCTAAAAGTTACCGGTAATTACCGGGCTATTTCCCGCTGTTTTTTATCATGACCATCAGGCCAGCAGTTTTGGGGCAAATTACCGCGAATCCGGCGTCCATTACCGCCACCATTTCAGCCACAATCAGCGCACCAATTAGCTTATCGGAGACGCTTGGTTTGATGTATTGACGGGCCGAAGATTCGGTCAATTCCAGCTTTGTTTTGACATGATCCAGCAGCGCCGAGCGCGACACAAAAGGCTTTCCATCGACGATCTCGGCACCAGAAGCCCACCAAGCGGCCTCGAACATCTTGCGCCACATATCTAGCTTTGACTCTTTGCGACGCTCTGGCGGCGCTTCCTCGGCCACCAGCACCGCGCTGCTCACCGCCTCGCCGTCCTCATCAAGCCAGCCGTTGATTGCGACCGCCTGCAACCGCGCGTAGATCGGCGCAGCTTCCTCGGCGTCCTTGGATTTCCGCTGCACGATCTGGATTGGCGCGTCACCCTTTGCCGGTATCACGCTGATCTCAATTTCCAGCGCCCCCTTCCATGCCGATGATCCGCGCGCCCTGTGCTGGGCCTCATCTGACACGCCAGTGTGATGCACCAGCAGCACGGAACAACTGAACTCCCGCATCAGGCTGGCACAAGCATCGATCATCGTCTTGGCATCGACTGAAGAGTTTTCATCGCCCGACAGGAACCTGTGCAACGTATCGACGTTTATAAGGCTAGGCGGATGCGGTAGCGCACGAATGGCATCGACCACGCGGGCGTAGCCTTCCGGCGTATTCAGATCGGTGCCGGTCTTGGAAATCCACATATCCAACTTACCAGCGCCATGATGTTGCTTCCAAGCTGCAACGCGGCTGCGCAAGCCGTGGTGGCCTTCACCAGCCAGATAGACCACCGGGCCGGGCTTGACGCGGTGTCCATGCCATTCAGTGAGACCTGATGCGATGTGAAGGCTCCAGTCCAGCACGGCAAAGGTCTTGCCGCCGCCAGATGGGCCATGCACCATAATCAGCGCGGCCTCTTGCAACCAGTGTTTGACCAGCCACCGGATCGGCGCAGGCTCAAGGCAGAAGTCATCGGCTGGGGTCAGCCAATCGGTCGCGGGCAAAGGCATCAACAATACCTTGAGATCATAGCCGCCCGCCAGATAGTCGTTCGCATCCCCGGGTATTGGTGGCATCACAACCCGTGCGCCATGCTTGGCGCTGGCCTGATCGGCATATTTCTGCCCGGTGCCTGACGAGTCGTTGTCAGCGACGATGGTAATGCTGCCGCCAAGCCCGACCAGTTCACGGATGGTTCCGGTGACCGGGACGAGATTGGAAGCCGAATAGGCCACGACACACGGTCGCCCAGTGACTTCGTAGATGGTGGCGGCAGTGGCAAAGCCCTCGGCAATGTAAATCGGCCCCGGCTCGTCCATCGTCCCGACAGTCCAGTAGCAGCCACCTGTCTGTCCACCAGAATGATAAAGTTTGCCGCCGTCTATATCGATATATTGGAGCGAGGCGAGTTTGCCCTCTGGCGTATAGAGTGGCACCACCAGCCGACCATCACCTGTAACGCGCGATCCGTTGATGCCTATGCCCTTGCGCGCCAGATAAGGGTGCGCGGGATCTGCCCCCATGCAATTTGTCCAGATGGCTTCAACGGTGTTCGCGGCAGTCTCACGGGTGCGGGCAGTCTCGGCATCGCGCGCGGCTTTCGCCTCATTCATGCGGCGAGCGTGAGCCATTTCCTCGGCTGGGGTAAGGCTGCGACCAACATCAGCCCGCCACGTTGATTCCATGCCAGCGCGCCAGCAACCGAAGCGCCCAGCGGGGATGCCATCGGAGTAAGCCACATACCAACCGGATTTATCGCCCGCGCCGGGCGAGCCTTTGGTGCCGGAGTTGAAGCGATGCATCTTGCCGTCCAGCACAATTTCACGCGGCGGTGTCAGCCCTGCGCGTTGCATGGCATCAAGCAACTGCGCGGCAGGTGGATCAGGCTGTGCCACTTTCGGAGGCGACCACGGGCCACCTAGCACATTTGTTAGATCAGCCATTAGCCCTTACCCTCTCAGAAATGATAGCGTCGAAACCTTCGAGCCAATCTTTGTGCTTCCGCGCATCGCGTTTACCGCCATTCATGGCAGATTCGCGCCCAGCTTGAAACTGGAGGATGTCATTAGCCATCGATCAATGGCCCAGCGAGATAGTCCGAAAGCAATTTCATCGTCGCATATGTTGGGTTAGCATTCGCCCCTGTGCGAATCGCAGCGATGGTGTTGCGATGTATGCCGGTGCGCGCCGATACCTTTTCGACGTTGCGATCATCAAGCGCCGTTCGGATTTGGTCTAGATTGAGCATTTTGTGTGTCCCTTCTTTTTTTGAACATTTGACGCTTTACAAGCACACAATCTGGCTGTAAAGACATTTTCACGCACCGACTGGATTGGCCGACTGGTGCTGAACATGGAGGGCCTTCAATGGCAATCAATCTAAAAAAGACGGGCGGGTTATCCGCCAACGGCGTGAAGCTGCTCTGCTACGGGCAGGCTGGCGCTGGCAAGACGAGCCTCATCCGCACACTACCAAACCCGGTGGTGCTGTCGGCAGAGGGTGGGCTGCTGTCCATCCAAGACGCGAACCTACCCTACATCGAAATTGCCGACATGGACGATCTCATGGAGGCGTTCGCTTGGTGCAAGTCATCGACCGAAGCGGTTGGCTTCGAAAGCGTGGCGCTAGACAGCATCAGCGAAGTGGCTGAAGTTGTCCTCCAGCACGAACTGCGCAAGAACAAAGACGGGCGCGCTGCATATGGTGAGTTAAATACGACCATGCAGGAACTCATCCGAGCGTTCCGCGATCTGCCCGGCAAGCACGTTTACATGAGCGCCAAGTTGGAAAAGTCTCAGGATGAGATGGGCAAGCTCCTCTACAATCCGGGGATGCCGGGTAAGAGCCTGACGCAGGGCCTGCCATATTTCTTTGATGAGGTGCTGGCGCTGCGTGTCGAGCGTGACGCAGACGGCGCAACCCAACGCGCCCTGATGTGTGACGGCGATGGTGCGTGGCTCGCCAAAGACCGCTCAGGCAAACTTGAGACATGGGAAGCGCCCGATCTCGGTGCGATCATCGCAAAGATTGGCGGTGCAGCATGACCGTCTCAATCTATCAGCAATGGCTCAACGCCAAGGCAATCGAGACCTCCGCAATCAAGACCCGGCGCGATCTGGAGGACGCGATGGTTAAGAGCCTTGGCATTGCCGAGAACCTTGATGGCACCGTCAACGTCGATGCGGACACTTACAAGGTCAAGATAGAGGGCCGCATCAACCGCAAGATCAACGCTGACAAGTTGCAAGAATTGGCGGCTGAGAATGGCCTTACCGAGCATCTTGCAAGCCTGTTCCGCTGGAAGCCGGAAATCAACGCCGCCGCTTGGAAAGCAGCCAAGCCGGAAATTACCTCCCCACTGCTTGACGCAATCACGGCAACGCCGGGGCGTCCTTCTTTCACCATCACCAACAAGGAAATTTGACATGGCATTTCTTGAAGAAACTTTCGTCGCTGACGATCTTCCGCAGTCCGACCGCAGCTATGACTTGCTGCCCGAGGGCTGGTATGACGCGACGATCAGCAAGGCTGAAGTCGGCAATACCAAAGCTGGCACCGGCACCAAAATTGATGTGCGCTATGACATCACCGGGCCGACGCAGCAGGGGCGGGTCATTTTCGCCAGCCTCAACATTCGCAACCCTAATCCCGAAGCCGAGCGCATTGGCCGCGAACAGCTTGGTGAATTGATGCGCGCTATTGGCCTGACCAAAGTGCAGGACTCCGACGAACTGATCGGCGGACAGGTCTGCATCAAGGTCAAGATCAAGAAGGCATCCGCCAAAGACATCGCTGCTGGATACACGCAAGACCGCAACGAAGTCGGCGGCTGGAAGGCGACTGGCGGGTCAATGGGCGCAATGCCGAAGGCTGCAATGTCAAAGGCCGCAGCACCATCTGCACCAGCCAGTGCAAGCGCCAAGCCGCCTTGGGCTAAGTAAGAGAGTTTGCGCCCGGTCTACTGGGGACTTAGACCGGGCGCGCCTCAACCGCAGCAACGGGAGACTGAGCATGAAACTGCCCGAGCCGATGAATACCATAACAAACCTGATTGACCAATACCATAAAGCGCAGAGCGAGCGACCGCGCCCGCACATGGGTTGCAGCGCACTCGGCCACCCTTGCGACCGCTGGTTGTGGCTGAACTTTCGCTGGGCGGTGGTGGAAGAGTTTGAAGGTCGCATCCTGCGCCTGTTCCGCCGTGGCCAGAACGAGGAAGAAATCATCGTGCGCGATCTGCGCAATGTCGGCATTGATGTGCGATCAAGCCAAGCGCGGGTGAGTTTCGGTAGCCACGTTTCCGGTAGCATCGATGGCATCATTGAAAGCGGTGTGCCAGAAGCGCCAAAGAAACGCCACGTTGCCGAGTTCAAGACGCACTCAAAGAAGTCATTTGACGATATGGTCAAGCATGGCGTCGAAAAGTCGAAGCCGATGCACTACGTCCAGATGCAGATATATATGCACGGCACCGACATTGACCGCGCGCTTTATGTGGCGGTCTGCAAGGATGATGACCGGCTCCATATTGAGCGTGTGCGCTACGACGCTGACGTTGCCACCAGAGCGGTTGCGCGCGGCCAGCGCATCGCACTAGCGGATCGTATGCCAGAGCCTCTCAGCGCCGATCCTAGCTGGTATCAGTGCCGGTTCTGTGCGGCGCATTCCTTCTGCCACAAAGCCGCGCCGACGAAGGAAGCCAACTGCCGCACCTGTGCGCATTCTACGGCTCTGGCTGACTCTACATGGCGCTGCGAACGGCACGATGCCGACGACATCCCGGTCGATTTTCAGCACACCGGCTGCGACGATCACATCATTCACCCCGATTTGGTGCCGTGGCCGATGATCCCGAGCGAGGACGGACATTCTGTCATGTGGCGCATTGGCGACAAAGTGATTGAGAATGGAGCCAACGGCTACAAAAGCCGCGAGATACTGGCGAACCCCGATGTCTGCGGCACCGATGAGGTCGAGGCGATGAAGCGGGTATTTCCTGACGCGGAGGTGGTGGGCTGATGTTGAGAGACTATCAGCAACGCACCATTGACCAGTTGTATGCGTGGTTTTCATCTGGCAACGCTGGCAACCCGTGTCTGGTGCTTCCCACCGGCAGCGGCAAAAGCCACATCGTTGCGGCGCTATGCAAAGACGCCATTCAAAGCTGGCCGGAGACACGGGTCTTGATGCTGACCCATGTTCGAGAGCTTATCAGCCAGAATGCCGCCAAGATGCGAGAGCATTGGCCCAACGCGCCGATGGGGATTTATTCTGCCGGGTTAAATCGCAAGGTGTTGGGTGAGCCGATCACGTTTGCCGGAATCCAATCGGTGCGGACAAAGGCGCAACAGATCGGTCATGTCGATCTCGTCATCATCGACGAATGCCACCTTGTCAGCCACAAAGATGAAGGCGGCTACCGGGTGCTGCTGGCCGATCTGCTCGCCATCAACCCGGCGCTGCGTGTGGTGGGCCTGACAGCCACGCCTTACAGGCTGGGGCATGGCCTCATCACCGATGCGCCTGCGCTGTTTCACGCTCTGATTGAGCCGGTGTCGATTGAGGAACTGATCTATAAAGGTCACCTGTCCACGCTGCGCAGCAAGCAGTGTCAAACATCATTTGACACAAGCAGCGTCCACAAACGCGGCGGCGAGTTCATCGACAGCGAGTTGCAGGCGGCGGTTGATACCGAAGATAACAATCTAGCTGTTGTCTACGAAGTCATAGCGCGGGCTGGCGACCGTAAGGCGTGGTTGTTCTTCTGCGCTGGTGTTCACCACGCCGAAGCCATTGCGGAGCTGCTAGGTCAATATGGAATCGCGGCAGCTTGCGTGACAGGCGCGACACCGAAGGCGGAACGCGACAGGATTTTGACGGATTTTAAGTGCGGGAAACTCCGCGCGCTGACCAACGCCAATGTCCTAACGACCGGCTTTGACTATCCCGACATCGACCTGATTGCCATGCTGCGCCCGACGATGAGTCCGAGCCTGTATGTCCAGATGGCCGGGCGCGGTATGCGGGTTAAGAGCCACACCGACCATTGTTTAGTGCTGGACTTCGCCGGGGTCGTGGCAACGCACGGCCCAATCACCGCCATCGAACCTAGAAAGCGCCGAGGCGAAGGTGATGGCGAAGCGCCGGTCAAGATCTGCGATGCCTGCAATGAATTGGTGCATATCAGCGCTAAGGTTTGCCCGACTTGCGGCGAAGCCTTCCCGGCACCTGAGCCGGTAGCGTTGACGCTGCACCACGATGACATCATGGGCGTAGAGGCGGCAGAGATGACCGTGCAAAGCTGGCAATGGAGGCGACACACCAGCCGCGCCAGTGGCAAGGATATGCTGCTGGTGTCTTATTATGGTGGCCTGAGCGACCCGGCGGTGTCCGAGTATTTTCCGGTGACGCACGATGGCTATGCTGGGCAAAAGGCTTTGGCGGCAGTGGCTGATATTGCACAAAGTGGCGGAGTGGCGTTTAGTGGGGCCATCACGCTTGACGATTGGGCCGATAGGCTCAACGCTGGTGCGACACCCGCGACGATCAACTACCGCCGCGATGGGAAGTTTTATCGGGTGCTACGGAGGGGATGGGCATGAGACCAGATAAGCCAGATTTTCTGATTGAATATGAAAAGTGGGTGCGCGCTGGGCCACCGCAATGCTGCCATACTTGCGACCACTTCGGCGGTCGTGGCGAGTGTTTCATATTTGACACACACCCGCCGGTTGAGTTCACCAATAGCCAAGGGCAGTGCAAATCATGGTCGTACGAAGTCCCGTTTTGAAGGTTGCACTCCCGACCGAGCATGAAGAACAGCGCGATCTGGTGCGCTGGTTCCGCCGCAAATACGGGCCAGTTCGCATATTTGCGATCCCCAATGGCGGCTATCGCTCCATGACAACCGCAGGCAAGCTGAAGGCCGAAGGCGTGTCGGCTGGCGTCCTTGACCTGTTCGTCCCAGCTTGGCGGCTATGGGTCGAAATGAAGCGCCAAAAAGGCGGTCGCGTCTCGCCAGAGCAAGCCGACTGGATCGTGTATCTGGAGAGCGTCGGCTACACCTGTCTTGTCTGCCCCGGCTCCGAAAATGCACAGGCCCAGATCGAGGCGTTCGTTGCTGCGAAGAAATAATGCGTCTTGTGCATTTTTGCTATTTACAAGGTGCGAGGATGCTAATAGGACTGTCTCAACAGCAACGGGGCAGCGCCCCACCACACGGGAGACACCGACATGACATACCTTATTCCGCAGACCGAAGTGCAAACCTTGACCGGTCTCTGCGCCGACGCGCTTGCCATGTATTTTCTTTCGCCAAATCGGATCTTCGCCCGTATCCCGGTCGGTGATCGGACGCTTGAGGTTAAGCGGCCTTGGCACGGCGATAGCGAAATGCGCGGCTCGTTTCTGTAAACTTAATAGGGAGGGACTAACCAATGACACCTGAAGAAAATCTGCTTGCCGACCTTAACGAAGTTTCGCACGATCTGCGCAATTGGGCAGAGGACAAACTGGACGAGGGTTGCACCGCACAGGAAATCATCGACCTGTTGCGCGAAGCTGCCAGAATCGCAGGGAGGGACTAACCATGACCCGCTACATCACCATTGCCGCGCTGATAGAGCGCGACCGCCGCAACCGCCAGCTTGCCCGCGTAGCCGCCACCGTGGCCGCTGCTGGCTTTGTGCTGGCCATCATCGCCCTGCCAATCGGTTGGATGCTGACATGGTGAACGACCCCGAGCGCCCCGGCAAGCGCCACCTCACCCTGCGCCAGTCCATCGTCGTGATCGTGCTAGTGCTGGCCATTGCCTTCGCGCCGTGGATAGCCGCCATTCCATACAGATAGGAAACTGACCAATGACTGAGATTGAGAAATTGAAGGCCGCACGGGACGCCGCCCTTGACGCCTACAACGCCGCGCTTGACGCTGCTAACGACGCCTACCGCGACGCACTCGCAGCGCAAGCTAAGGAGACAGACCAATGAGTAAACCACATGGCCAAGCGCATCATGGACTACGAGATCGACCCGCTATTCAGGACGCCGGGGTTGCCTCGCATCCTGCGATTGCGACAGATCAGGGAGCAGACCTACATTACGCCCGGCGAGCGGCGGGAACTGGCCCGGCTGGAGGAAACGCAGCAAAACATCGAGTTCCTGTATCACCGGGGGAAACGTCGAGCCGCCCGAAGAAAGCAGAACACGGAGTCCTAACCGCAGCGCCGCGTCTTTTACAGGGACGCACTGCCAA